TGTACTAATTATATAATCAGGACACAAAACATATTTCTTCATCCCAACTCCTTTTTTAGCATCTTGGTTACTTCGGTGAGGGCTTTGTTGTAGCAGAACTCAATATCCCTATTTCCTTCCACTAAATATTTCTTCTTTTCCGGCAACTCCCCTAACAGATGCTTCAAGAGGGCGGCTTTGGCGGCTTGTATTTCCTTCTTTCGCTCTTCTTGGCTGAATGGAAAGCCGCAAACAAGACAGAATCCCTTGTGCGGTATATATGGGTTCTCGTTTCTAATGTTTAATAATGGGTTTAGTATCTCTTCAATCTTGCCCATCGGTAGCCTCCTTGTGTTCGGATTTTAGCCCCGGAACATTTGGGAAAATACCCATATACTTCTCTACCCAACAAAGTGAATTTTGAATTACTGCCCCTGGGTCAATATCATCCAATTCTATTTTATAAATGTCATCATGTATGGGGTTTTCCGCCTGAATCATACCAGCATCTAAAAAACCCCTTACCATGCAATCTGAAATATCTCTCATGGTCAAGCCCTTAACAACAGTTTTTCCCCTTGTGCCGGTATCGGTATGTGCTTGTCCGTTGTAGGGTCTTTCTCTATCCATTCTAAAGGCACTATCACCCTGAATGTCAGCAAATGCTTTTTCTAATTCATAGTTAAAATCGTCCATCGGTAGCCTCCAACAGTTCTGGGTTTTCGTATATGTTGCCTATAACTTCAAGGTAAGCTGGGGCAGTATTATACAAACCAGTATCGCCCTCTCCTTTCCATATTATTAAATAACATTTATCCCAATAAACAGACCCAACACCAGCAGGAGTTTTAACTATATCCCCCTCATAAATCTCTTTACCATTCTTATCCTTGAGTCCTGTGTATTGGCATATATGCTCCAATTCCATGATAATACATTTATCGCAGTTGGGTCGTTCGAGAACATTAAAGTATAACCATTTTTTACATACTTTATCCCATGCCCTAAACTTAATCTCTCTCATCGATATTCTCCTTCTTATTATTTATCTTGATGGTTTTAGCACATCGCCTTATACGTTCTTCTATTTTATTTATACTCCTATTCATTCTTCTGTGCTCTACTCTGGAGAAACTATAGAATTTGGGGGTCGTGCCTTTATGACCTTTATTACTTTTACTTTTTTTAGGTAAAACATCACCATACACCATAAAGCTTTCCTTCCTTTCGCTCCCTCAAGTTTTCTTGTGATATCGTACAACAACACCTCGACCATAAAATGCGGCAAGTAGTACATTTTGTCATATCTTACAATGATGTTCGCTTCTGAGATGTTCGAATTGTTTCTTCATTTGATGATTCCAACAGAGTATTTGTAGATCATTCCTTAACGCTTATTACGTGCGGGGACAGGTCGTGGATATGCATACTCCTCTTCTATCATCTTTATTGTCTTGGGAATCTCTACCAACAGGCATTTCTTACAGATGTTACATGAATAGCTTGATGCACCGAACCCACCGTTTATATTTAAGCAGACCTGTCCTTTTGATATACTTTTCTTGCAAGCGCGACATTTTCTCTTGCCTTTTGACATTTCTATACGTGTGTTCATTTATATTCCTTTTGATTGGGTTGGGGCGGTTGCCCGAAGGCATTGACCGCCCCATGGTACCATAGGCGGTAATCAGCAACCACCACTTACTGCCCCAACGATGGTTATGATGTCACCATCCTTCAGAACGTACCTCTTTCCCGCAGCTTTCGCATTTACGCGTATGGATGCGGTGTGACTTTGACCGATAGAAGATAAGAAGTCTGATATCTTTGTACCGACATCTACCTTTTTCACAGTCATTGGCTTTGTCAATTCAGCTAATCTCACGGTTATTTTCTTTTTCCTTGCCATAATAGTATCACCTCCTTTCGCATATTTGTATTATCCTACCATATAATCATATTTTATTAATTTATGGGTATTGGCATTTATTGCTTGAACTATGGTATTTTCCGATGTATAAGAGATTATAAAAGAGCCATTGGCTAAAGCACCCATTTCATATAATGACATGCCTCTTGTACCTGCCACTGCACTAAGGTTGAAACTTCCGACTCTGGCTAAACCGCAAGGAGTGGTATTGTGCTTAATTACATCAAGCATAGCTGTTGTCATTTCATCGGTTGTAACTCTCATCATTTCGTGACAACCCCTATGATTTAGAGGAATCTCTGTTACGTATGTTATTCGTTCATTTTTATCTTGCCCCAACATAAAAGTAGCGGGATATTCTGGTTTATCTTCTACATATTCTTTTAATCTTAATGTTAGTATATCGTGGACAGTTGGACAGACTACTATTTGTTTATATTTATGGAATTTACTGACATGCCCAGTAATCTTAATAGACCATAATGGTATGCTACTTACTGTTATGTATTCCCCATCTTTTGCATATATGGTACCCCGTCCATTTTGGCTTGTTTGATTACCCTTTTGAAGTATAACACCGTAACCACCTTTCTTTATGTATGACCCTGTTGTTTTTATGCATTCATATTTATCACCGCGTCTTAGTGTTCTCCTCATTTTATTTGCTATCCGTAAGTGTTTCTTTTCCTTCTTAACTCTTTGTTTCTCTGCTTCTATTGCGTCTGTGTGGCGTTGTTTATATTTGTTCTTTATGTCGGCAACTATTCTTGGGTCTTTTACTAATCGGAAGTCTGTATCAATACCACGCCAACTTGCACCAAAAGCACCAACCCATCCAACGTGGTATATATGTCCCTTTAATATTCGTGGGGTTGCCTTCGTGATTATTACCACATCTCCTGGCGATTTACTACCCCAACCTTGGTGTGCCTCTATTATTTCTACGACATCACCTACAGCGAATGTGGACTTAGTTGGGGCGGGTTTGGATGGGGCGGATTGGGGTGGTGGTTCTGTTGCACAATCTGTGTTGTTTACCCATGTCGTTGTTGCTGATGGTGTAACATATTCATAATGTGCTGGCATTGTTATTATCCTTTCGTTTTCACTTATTACTGTCTTATCATGTAGGATACAACATCCATGTATTTCATATTAAAAATAATCTCTTTAGGGAATGTATGTTCAGGGTCTATAATACTTTTATATGCGCGGCAAATTAAACTGCTTATCATTAAGATATTATAAATAATGGCACGTTCTGTGCATTTTAATGGTGGTACATCTTTATCCTCATAAAGGGTTTCTTCGTAGAACTCTGTATCGTTGGGGGTTAGAATGGGGTACCCCTTTATTGTGTATATTATACCAAGTTCTGCTCCCATACGTGCCTCTATGTAATCGTGGCATTTACCTTGTTGTTTAAATTGTTCCCACACAAGTTTGCGTGAACTCATGCTGTCTGTTGCCACTATAACTGTAGAATTGAGTTCTTGGTCTGTATACATTTCGCGATGTACTTCGATGTTTTCTCCGGTAAACTGTTGGATTATGTCGTGTAGTGCGTCCACTTTGAATTGTGCAACGTCTTCTTCGCGGTAGAATTGATTTGGCAGGTTGTGTGAGGTCACGCCATCGATGTCAAACACGTCAAGACCGCCTAAGCCCATTTTAGTAAGACTTAGAGCTGTGAAACTTCCTATCGCTCCTGCGCCTATTAAGCTTACTCTTTCCTTTTGTAGACGTTCCATGTCTATTAAGTCGAGTTGTCTTGTGTACTCCATTTTGTTTATTTCCTTTCCAATAGGTGGTAGTAGCAAATTTAACCAAATTCTTTATTTCTGCTTTACACTCTTGGTATAAAGTTTCATTGTGCCTTGGTCCCACAAGTATTTCCATATCTGAACTTTTCCCCGCCTCATCTACGCGCCCAATGAGTGCACCCATTTGGTTCGTACAAATAGACATAAGTAAAGAATCTTTGGATAGTTCTTGTATGTTGCCTTCGTCAATACCAGACCAACTTACACCAAAATCAAAATGTGTATGCCACCAAAGATTCCATGCTGCGGGGTCCTGTCCTGTATTTACAAGGTCTACAAGAAACTCTGTTAAATCTTTGGCTTTCAAAGTTGTGCCGCCCGCACTGCACTTTTGTCTAAATATTTTTATATCCGTTAAACGCGCGTGGTTGTCGTTTTCTATCTTAACCTTTCCAAGTCCAGAGATTTCGCCTGTGGCTATTCGCGCATAATAAGCCATCTTTTGTGCTACAAGGGGCGGCATTGACATAGATAAGTTACTGTATTTCCAGTCGTAGTTCATCATACGAACAAATGGTGGTGTATATGCTTTTTGTATATCTTCACGCGGTAGTATGTTTCTATCAAACCTATTGGTGTCTGCGATGGGTGCTAGTGTTCGCTCTACCATCCACCAAAGCTCACTTCTACATGCGGCACACCATTGTTCCCATTTACCATCATATTCATCTTTAAGGCGTACCCATTCTACTTTTCTTTGTAGAACGCTATCACAAAAGGTACATTCACATAATTTGTACGTGTCCATGTTTCCTCCCCTTATTTTTCCTTTTTGAGTTGTGCTATTTTCTTTTTTAACTTTTCAATCTCCCTTTGTACTTTTCGGTCCTTCTCCTGTTTAATGCTAATACCAAATTCGTACCCTGCGACTGTACGCTTTTTGGTTACTGTATACCCCTTCTTCATTCTGTCCATGTCCTCTTTTTTTAGCTTTACATCAATATACGTTAGGTTTCTCTTTCTCATTGTTTCTCCCTTTATTGTTGCTTAAAAGTGGTGGGTAAGGGTTCAGAGCTATATTCTGTATGAGAAGTGAATCCCGTGTAGAAATTTGTTCCCTTTCGGGTTCTTGTCCGTACCTGACCCCTACGACTAACGGCACACCGTAACTCCACCACGTATAATAAAAAATGGGAGCAGTTTTCAGTCATGCTCAGGACTGCTCGGATTTAGCTTCTCTGCTTCATCACGTTCAGTCCCAGTTTATACTCCGTTCCCTGTATGGGTAAGTTACCGCCAGTACTGATTACTTCTGTCTTACCACTCCTTGATGGTTTCCAGTTAACCAAATCAACGGTTATAACCATCTTATCGCCTTTTACTGTTGTATCAATCATCGTCTTCACCCCCCTTCTTGGATGTTTGCCTGATTCTACATTTTGCTCTGCGCTCTCACAGTTGATATCGTACAAGAACATCTTCCACGTAAATGTAGACTACAGCTCACGTAATCTCATTTCCTATCCAGATACTCGCTTAGTTTTCCTCGAATCTTGCGAAGATACTGGTTCGCGCACTGCGGACTGATACCCATTTTATGCGCGATATCTCTTAGGTAATTGTCGCAGTCATCTCTGTCGTACCCTTCTTCAATAGCCTCGAATACTCGCCTTTCCTGTGTGGTAAGTTGGTCTTTGAACGTGTCAACGTCCCACTGGAACTTGACTACTTCTTCTGTACTGTGTGTATTTACGAAGTCGTTCGCTTTGCGTTCCCACGTTTCGATGCTTTCGCTCCCGCACACTTGGCACGTCCGAAGATGGTCACGCGTACGAAGTTGTCCTGTGTGTCCGCAATCTTTGCAGAGATAAAACACTCCACGTTGAACGGCGTGTCTTAGTGCATCCCTAACTTGATTCATACCTCGCCACATCAGGTACTCCAGAGGATTGCCAATGTCATGCTTGACCTGTGTAAGTCCAACAGCAACTCCAAGCCAAAATTCGCCTTTCACATCGGCTGGTTCGAGAAGGCGGTTTCTATATAAATACCTCGACAGTCGTTTCATCGCACCGTTGTCGTGGAGTATTTGTATTAGCTCCGTCCGCGCGCTTTCATCTCCTGCTTGCGCGCTTTCAATGAGACACTTCATCTCCATGTGCACCTCCTTAGTTGGTCAATATGTCAAAGAACAGTTTGTTCGGTCATCATCTTCACTCGCGGGCTATTGCCTATGTAGAACGCGCGTGCGAAGTCTTTTTCTTTCTTGTAGTGTAGGCGAAGTATGTTTGCCTATCGCTGTGTCGAACGTCTTTCCGCAATAGGGGCACGTGACCAATTCTGTGCCGTCCATCAGGACTTCGCTTGAGCCTTCATTTGTATGCAACTTACGTCCGCATAAGTAACATTTCATGGCTCTGCCTCCCTTCAGTTTGAACAAACATGTCAAAGAACTGTACCCAGACCATTTTGGTTTCGCCAGTATCTCACTGGCTCATCAGTGGGTTCAACTTTGACCTCTCCGCGTGTTAGCTTAGCTTACCTCTTTTTCTTTTTCTTTTCCTTTTTCCTCATTCTTTGCGCTCTCTCCATCGAGTCGCGCTAGTTCGCGTACCCGTCTGTGCTCGGCGCGCTTGCGCTTTGCCAGTTGAGCACGCCTTATGTTACGATGCTTCTTCTGGCAGTCCGCACAGCGTGTGACTTGGAACGCGTCTTGTGTTGCTACCTCACGCTCCGCGCCGCACTCCGTGCACTCAATAGTCATACGCTTAGCCGTTATCTCTTTTTTGGCTTTGCTTTCGCGCGTTTCCTTGATGACCAGTTTGCCATTTTCGGTCCCCTCTACGCGGTAGGCTGTGCCAGTGGACTCATCTTTGTACCATTGACCGCCAGCCTTCGCCACGCCAAAGCGAACTACGCTTTCAGCACCTGTTAGCTTAGCTACTCTCTCTTCTGCACTCTTGGTTTGGTTTGTCATGTCAACCCCAGCTTTCTGCACTGCCCCTCTTGGGGTATGCGTGTTGTGCAAGCCTTGCCAATGCGCGAAGAGGTCTCAGTTTGTCAAAGAACGTGACACGGTGTCTTGTGCCTACTCCCATTAAAACACGGGCGGAGTTGCGTGTCAAGTCCCACGTAAGAGGGAGGCATGCTATTTACGTGGATTACGTGAGGCGTTACGTGCTCTTGTACGTGTCCTTACGTGCTTACGTGAGGTGGTGTCTGGGTGGGTTAGAAGGACAAAAGCCAATAGTTACCTTTCGTTGCCTAACCCCTGCGCCCGTACCTGTGTAATCAACAGTACATAAATCAATAAGGACAGGGATAGGAGCGTTATGCATTCACGTAGTAGGCGTAGGACGGGGATAAGGGAGCAGGAGCGTATAAAGGAGAGGACTAGCTCAGGCTTACATGGGCTACAGGTGCAAGTAGGTTGAGGTATGGCGTGGACGTGGGGCTTGCATGGACGTGCATATGTGCGCATGTGTGTGTGCTCACCCATGGAGGGGCTACGCTGGGGTTTAGGTGACAGGCTCTATGAGGCGCGCGTAGGGCTGGTTGCGTGTTGAGCTGTCTTGCAGGGCGGCTTAGGCAAGGTGTCGATATAGGTATAGACCCCCACGAGCATAGGGGTATACTTAATTTATACAAAAAATTACTTTCCGCGTTCCGGTATATACCCCGTATTTAATATTTAGCGGTCCCAATTTACGCAATATATTAATCAAAAGTCAATTTTAAAGTCAATTTTCCACCGAGAAAATTATCTACGTCTATTACGAATATTATATATACCCATATAGTATCTTATATAATTGTTCTCTTAACTTAATAATATATATGATAATATCGGATAGGTAATATGATAAGTAATGTATAGTAATATGATAGGTAATTTATATAATTACGTGCAAGGCGTATATGTTTATAGATGGGTAATAATCGTATACAGGGTATCGTATCGAAAGTCCTATTAATAATTCTTTTGCTCTGGATAATATATCTATTACACTACAGATAGGGGTAATATGCAATTAAGGAAAAGTTTGAGCGTATCGGAGCGCGAGGGATTAGATAAAATAATTAATGGTAGATCACACATCAACTCAAAAGCATCACAGGAATTACTTAAAAGACCGCATGTAGCTATTACTATGGAGGCTATATTAGAACAGCAAGGTCTTACTGATGATGCCCTATCAAAAAGGCTACGAGAAATAGTAAAAAGAAAGCCATCTTTAAGTACCAATACTAAAACTGGTATTAAATCAACCAATCAAACTGCTGTAGATGCAAATGCTCTTAATGCCATACGTACTGCGTGGCAGATAAAGGGTAAATTTGTAGAAAAATACGAACATAAGCATTCTGGGGGTATAGTGGAAATGCCCGAAGAACAGCTTGATAAAATTATAGAATCCGGTGGAGAATTTTTAAAATTAAAGAAGACGCAAATACATAATAAGGGAAAATAATAATAAATGGAATCGGATATAGAGCAAAAACGCCTGCTGGCGCAGGCTATAGAAGAGAAAAAGAGGCGTATACGTGAAAACGGAATTAAATATTATACTCCACAGGACCAACAAATGCCCTTTCACACTTCCCATAAAAGGGTACGAGGAGTATTCGGTGCAAATAGAAGTGGTAAAAGCGTCAGTGGAGCGACTGAAACTGTTTGGTACGCTACAGGTACCCACCCCTTCAAGAATATATCTACACCTAATTATGGTAGAGTTGTCTGCACGGACTTTACTAACGGCATTGAAAAAGTTATAATACCAGAAATAAAAAAATGGATGCCGAAAGATATGTATATTGATGGTAGTTGGGATAAAAGTTACCATAGAGAATCACGTACTTTGACATTGGTAAATGGGTCTACCATAGAGTTTATGTCCTATGACCAAGATGTAGAAAAATTTGAATCAGCCAGTAGACACTACATATGGTTTGATGAAGAACCACCGCAGGATATATACAATGCATGTAAATTGCGACTTATTGATACTAAAGGAGATACTTGGCTTACTATGACACCTACTAAAGGTATGACATGGGTATATTCTGATCTATATGAACAGGCAGGTATAGATAAAAATTTAGATATATTTCATTATGGGATATATGAAAATGAATATATAGACAATGAAGTAATAGATGAATTAAGGAAGGGATTATCAGAGCAAGAAATAGAAGCGCGTCTATACGGTAAATTTGTACAGCTTAGCGGTCTGGTATACAGGGAATACAATGAAGATGTACATAATATCCGTAGATTTGAAATACCCAGTGCATGGTTACGGGTATGCTCTATAGACCCACATCCGCGAGTACCTACCGCTATTTTATATATAGCTGTGGCACCTAGAGAGCAGTTTATACAAGCATGTAAAGATCAATTTATACCAATACCTACCGATAAGATAGGTAATACACAGGATATATATTTAGTATATGATGAGATATATCCCACCGAAAGAAAACTTATTAGTGAAACCGCAGAATTGATGCATGCACATGAGGGTAATGATAATATAGCATATAGATTAATAGATAATAGTGCCAATACACCCGATCCCATAATGGGTACTACCATTAGACAAGAATTTGAAAAACATGAAATACGGACCACATTAGCAGATAAAGATATAGCCAACCGTATTTTTAAAGTTAGAGAACGACTTAAGAATAATACGCTGTTTATTGTAGAAGACTTATCCGAAACTATATGGGAAATACGCCACTATGCTTGGGACGATTATAAGATTGGAAGAGATTATAAAGATCCTAAGGAGAAACCCCGCAAAAAGCGTGACCATATGATGGATAATCTGGGGTACATATGTTTAAGTAGCCCACAATATGATCAGCCGTCAGTTTATAGACCGAGACGTAAATCGGTTGATAAAGATACTGGGTATTAATAGTACTACGTATCATTTTGTTATACGTTCAGGGGTTGTATGGGAGGATATAATGCCGTATAAAAGTAAGAAACAAAGGGCATATATGCATGCAAAACACCCAAAAATAGCGGCTAAATGGGATAAAAAATACGGTGGGAAGATAGTAAAAGGAAAGAAGAAAATAAAGAGGAAGAAATAATGCCAACACCAGAAGAAATTAAAGCGTATCAAGATCAGTTGAGGACAGAGATGGGCGGGCCGCGTCAGGTAACCAGCGGTGCTCCAATGGGTTCTCTTGGGCAGATGTCAGCTACAGGTGAAGTGGGTGCTCCGATTCAATCTCCATATCAGGATGCCCCTCCTTCTTCTCCTTCTTCTTCTTCTTCTTCTCCCCCCGGTGCTTTGGGTGCTGCCCCACCGCAGGCGGAGCCAGAAATAGATGCCAATATGTTAACGCAGTTGGTTATGGAACATGAGGGATTAGAGCCATTTCAGACACCATTTAGAATAACGAGTGATAAGATGGGTAAATGGAAGACAATGTTTGATGATACCATCAAGCTTGAACTTGACCCCAATGCTAAGAAGGGCAAAGGGCGACAGAAATTTTTATACCTAAAAAACCAAGAAGATTTGTTACCCGCGATATCCGAACAATTTCGTAGATACTCTGCGAATCCAAAGCAATATGGTCTTAGTGAAACTCCGACAATAGAAGAAGCCATAAGGAAGTTTGACCAAACCGGAGCAGATGGTAAGATAAAATTTTTAGAAGAGAATGGTTTAAATACTAGTCGTCTATTAGAAGAATTTTTTGAATAGAGGAGAATATAATGCCAGATGGATTAATGCCAGGAATGGATTCAGGAATGGGTGCGGGAATGGGTATGCCAACAGGTGCGCCCCCTATTATGCCACCCGTTGAAGAAGATGTAGCTACTCTGTCTTCTCCATATGAGCCAGAGGCTGAAGAAATTCGTGCAGAAGAACAAGCATTTGAGGAAAAAGTTCAGTATGAGCTTAATGATAATGAAAAAATGGCTGTTGTTGAACATATTATAAAACTTGTAAAACAATGTGAACAGGACCGTTCTACTTGGAAACAAATTCGTAAAGAATCTCTTGACCTTCTTGATGGAGTACGACCACCCAAAAATGATCCATGGCCCAATTGCTCTAATATTACTACTATGGCTACGGCTACCCATTGTAAGATGATGCATGCCAAACTCTTTCCTGCTATATGGAATAGTAATCTTCTACATTGGCGACCCGTAGAAAGAGGTGATGTAGAAAATACAGAAAAGATTAAAAAATTCATGCGTTGGGTTGTTGAACAAGATTTAGACCTTAAAACTGATGTGGATAATATTGCTTGGGATTTAGTAGTAAATGGAACTATCGCAGTAAAAACTAGATGGATAACTGAGTATCGTACTATTTCAGCAAAAAATGAATTAGATGAATTAGAATATAAAGAGATAGCTCACCAGAAGTGTGATGTTGATAATGTATCAATAGATGATGTATATCTTCCGCGCCTTTGGCGAGGAGTAGATAACTCTGAATTTATAGCCCAAAATTTTTATACGAGGTTGCCAGAAATACGTGATCTTGCATCAAGGAGTATTTATAATATAGATGAAAGTGATATCGATGAAAAACTAATACCAGAGATGGATGAAGTTATTTCTGATTCTCTTGCGGCCAAAAAAGAAAAGAATGAAGGAACTGCTCCTTCCATGAATGCTGAACTTAAAGATAGTTTGCCAGTACGGCAAATAGAATGTTATTTAAAATGGCCCGTTAAAGGTGAAATAAAAGAATCAGTCTTTACAATTGCCTATGAATCTAAGACGTATCTTTCAGGAAAGCCACTTACAGCTGTTTCACCTATTGGAAAACGTCCGTGGGTTATTGGACAATTTATGCGTAGAACTGGTAGTCCCTATGGGGTAGGTCTTCCAGAATCTATGAGGGGTTTGGCTAAGGAACTTGATGCCATACACAATCAACGTATAGATGCTGGTACTATAACTATAGCACCTTTTGGTTTCTATCGCGGTGCTAGTTCTTTTAAACCAGAAAATGTACAAATAGGTCCGGGTGTTATGATACCTGTGGGTGATATAAAAGATGTTAATATAGTTAACTTAAATCATAATCCAGTTGCTAGTTTTCAAGAAGAGAAGATAATCGTTGAGTATATAGAAAAACTCACAGCCACCAGTGCATATCAGATGGGGCGAGAATCGGATATTGTAAAATCCCGTGCTACTGCGACTGGTACTATGGCTATTCTTCAACAGGGGGAACAGGCATTTACTGTTCTGGGGGTACGCGCGCAGTCTTTTATTACTAAACTTCTCTCTCAGATACTTCAACAGTATCAAATGCATATGCCAGATGGATATGCTGAGCGGGTACTTGGTGAAGAGTCTGGAGATCTATTATTTCCGGGTGGTCTTACACGCACAGAAATTGCTGGACAATATGATGCCCATATGTCTTTAGATTCTACCACAGGGAATAAAGCGATGGAACAACAGGCAAATTCGGCTATGGTCCAGATGGGTCCGCAATTAATGACTTTAGCACAAGATCCACGTGGTTATGAAATTGCTAGAGATTTCCTTGTTGGTTTGGGTAAAATAGATGTTGAAAGGTATATTGGAAAGAAGCCTACGGGACAAGCTGGGGGTGCTCCACCTATAGGGCCTGGAACTGCTGCCGTATCTCCCGGACAACCATCTGCAGGAGGTCAAGGTGCTATATAGTGAAAAGATTATAGATGATTTAGGAAAATTTATAATTAGCGATGCTTGGAAAGTTATAAAGTATCGTTTATTGGTAGAATTTACTAGTGCACTTCAAGATGAGTGTAATATACACACTAGAAATGAAGCATATGAAAAGACTAGTGCAGTTCTTGGTAAGATAGATGGAATAAATGAAGCCATTAAGATAACCGAGCGGCTTAATGACGAAATAAAAAGAGGAAAGCTCGATGTTGACGAAGCTCTCAACGTCATTGAAAAGAAAGAGGGAGGACGAAAATGAAAGTAGACACAACAGGATTGGATGCTCTAAATCCAGAAGCGGTGAAAGTAACAAAGGAAGAAAAAGAAGAAGTAAAGCAGGAAGAAACAAAAGAGGAGAAAGAAGATGTCGGAGCCAGCGAGGATGGAAAGGATAAGGAAACTGAGGAAACGGGCGCAGAAGGGGAAGAGGACGAAAGCATACAGGCTGAATCTAAGAAAGATGAAGACAAAGGAGTAGATTTAGTTCCCAAAGATGTTGTACAGAATCGTATTAGTCGTATGTATGCACGTATGAAAAAAGAACAAGAAAAGAATGCAGCACTAAATTTAGAATCAGCCAAATTGCGAATGAAGGTCAATAATGAAGATAATGAGGACAGTGATACTACCACTCCTCCGAGCTTCACACAGGAACAGGCTGAGGCTATTTGGGATCGTAAGGAAAAAGAGAAAAAGTTTAGAGAGAGTGAAACTAAAGTACTCTTAAGACATACGGGTGCTTTAAATGACGATGGAAGTTTTAATATGAAAGACTCTTTCGCTAAAGAATACTTGGCTGTTGGTCAGGAAAATCCTGGTCTTGGTTGGATGGTAAATGGACCAGAACTTGCTGAAGCGATGATAGAGAAGAAGACAAGTATTTCTTTTAAGGAGGGTAAAAAGGCTGGTGCAGAAGCCGCAAAGAAACAAACTGTTAAAGCTAAGAATGCCCATACGGGTTCTTCAACTGTTGCAATATCTGCTGGCAGCATAATGAAGTTGTCGGGCGTGGAAAAGAAGATCGCAGCAAGGATGGGCATGACTGAAAAACAATATACGGATTACAGTAAGAAGATAAAAAGTGGTGACAAAACGGTGGCCTAATGAAACTTGATCCTGGGTATTCCCCAGTACACAAAAGAGGAACAACTGCATTTTATGGTAAAGACTTACCTGATGATGGTGGTACCAAAGGCAATGAATCTCGGTTTGTCAGATGCCAGTGGTGCGGTGCAATCAATGATACTGAATTGCGACCTCGTGGGGATGGATGGGGTGGAAATCTTTCTAAGGCTGATTCTGGTGCCGCAGTAACAACCCTTAAATATGATGTAGTTACAGGAGCGGGTTGTTGGTTTTGTGGTTCCAGTAACTACTATTAAGGAGAAAAATGGTTAGTCCGTTAAATATAATTAACCCGTTTGCCAAAAAAGGCATGAGCAGAGGTGCATTCTCAGGGGATCTCTTCTGCCCACGTTGTGCAATACAGGTTGACCCAGCAACAACACCAATAGGATTTGAGAATCACGGGAAGCCCAAACTTAAATTCATTGGAATGAACGGTCCATTTACGAGAGAATATAAATGTATGCACTGTGGAGGACATTTTAGGTATGATTCTGCAAAAGTTGCGAATCCCAATCCATATCATACTTTTAAGCGTGGACTGAAAGTACCAAAATGGCTACAAGGTAGGGTACCAGTTATAGGCTCGAAAAGTAAGTAGGGCCGGGGTACCTGAAAGATTGCCCTGAACTAAGAAGCGGGGCAGCGAGTTGGGAAAACCCAGCCTAAATTAGGAGGAAAAACATGCGTTTTTCAAGAGATTTATATGCATCAGACCCTATTATAAGGGAAGTATATGTGTATGATGATGAAGCCGCGGGTATCAAAGTTGGTGCTGCGGTAAGTGGTGTTGCAGTTAATGCTACTGAAGGAAATGGTGGCTGTATCGAAGCTACTGTTACTACTTGTGCAGATATTATTGGTGTTACATCTGCTGTTCCGTCTACTTGTATTTCAGTGTTGGCAACTGGTGTTGAGAAGTATGCAAAAGTTGTTGTTAATCCGATGGCTACCTATATGGCGGAGTATGCTACGGACAATCCAGTTACAAACAGTGCTGCCAGTTCGACTGGTGAAACTGTTACTATTACGACTTCAGCCAACCAAGAGTTGGGTGACTGGTTTTATTGTACTGGTCCGAGTGGTAACACGGCTGAAGGGAATCTGATTAAATCAACTTCAGGTACTAGTACTTCAATTTGTGTTAATGCTTCGGGTGCGGATTATGATGATGAACTAAAAGCGAATACGACTGCGAGTACGTATATCCATATAGTTCGTCCGTTCAACTCAGGTATAACGCTTGGTGGAATAGATCTTTTGGCCTTGGGTCAGAAGATAGATGCGAAGGGAGCACCAACGGGTGCTGCGGTTATGGTAGTTGAGAACTACATCAATTCAAAACGGTTTGCATTTGAGCCTCTTCGCACCGAGAACCATTGTGGTAAGAAGGATACAAGTGCAATTTTCTATGGTGAGTTATTGTTTACGGACAGCATGTGGTGTAATGCTACGATGGTCTAAAAGATAAGGTAGGTGAATTATGGGCGTTCCCATGGTAAGCGAAAATTTTGGTGACCTGCTCGAACCGGGTTTAGCCAAGATATTCACGGATAGGTATAAAGAACTGCCCCAGATGGTTCCGACACTTTTTGGTATGGGAAGCGAAAGCACCTCATATTACAAAACGTCGACACTGGGTGCTTTTGGTGATTTCTCCGACTTCGATGCCTCTGGGCAGATAACGTATGATGATATCGCACAGGGATACGATGTTAAAATAGAGTTCAAACAGTGGGTGTCTGGTTTCCAGATTGAGCGGAAACTGTACGATGATGAACTTTATGGTGTTATCAACAAAAAACCTGCACAGCTTGCGACATCGGCTGTCAGGACGAAAGAGAAACACGGAGCTGGTATTTTCAACAATGCATTTAGCGGCTCTGGTTCTATTAGTGGTATCCTCACAAATAGTGAGGCTTTGTCATTGTGTAATTCAGCCCATACATCTACGGCTTCTAGTGGGTACACGAACCAGTCAAACACTGGTACGACAACCCTTTCAGCTACCGCGATAGAGGCGACTCGTAGGCTTATGGCTGCTCTTACAGATGATAGAGGCAATATTATAACAATGAACCCGGATCTTCTTATAGTTCCGAGAGCATTGGAAGAGAAAGCATGGACAATTATAGCATCCAAGGGTGAGCCGGATGGTGCTGAAAACAACGCTAACTTCCATTATGGCAAGTACAAACTGGCTGTGTGGGATAGGCTTGATGACAGTAACAACTGGTTCTTCGTTGATAGTGTTATGATGAAAGACATGCTTCATTGGATCGATAGAATCCCGCTTGAGTTTGGGCAGGATACTAGCTTTGATACATTCGTTGCCAAGTTTCGGGCCTATATGCGATATGGGTATGGCTGGGACGACTGGAGATGGGTGTACGGTCACGCTGTAAACTAATTAATGTAGTGGTAGGAGGGGTTGCCCACTCGCGCCCCTCCTATCATAACAGTTTCCAACTGGATGTGTGGGCATCTGGCGAAAGCTGGTTGGATAGAAGGAGTTAAAATGAGTACTAATTTTCCAAATGGTTTATTGTCGATGGGTGCACCTGTGTGCACAAATTGTGGCGGGGTTGGTCCAGTTGTAGGTACAACATATTGGGTAGATGGTACCAATGGTAATGATGGTAATGAGGGTACAGGACCTAAAAAGGCATTTAAGACTATCCAAAAAGCTGTTACTACACAGATAGCGGATACAACTAGTTTTGGTGATGTCATCTATGTTCTTCCTGGAGTGTATCCAGAAAGCATTACTGGTGATTTGACCAAAGTCTCCATTATAGGCGTTCCTCAGTATGGACACGCAGCTGGTACTATTGCTATAAATCCAACAGCTGGGTCTGCGTATACTGGGAATATGTATCACGCTACACTGAAGAATCTTCTGATTCTTAGTCCAAGTACATCAAATAAAACAACGGACGCTGTATACTTAACTAATATGAGGTGGTCATCTATTGAAAACTGTACGTTTGCAGGTGCAGATTCAACTTGTATTACTGGTCTACAGATAGGTAGTGAAGCAGATACAGCTGTAGCAGGTGCTTGTGATTATAATTTAATCGCAAATAATATCTTTAGCACTCACGCTGGCTATAATTCTGAGTTCACACATCCTATAAAAATAGGGTCTACTGGTGGAACTGGTGCAGGTGCCAAGACGATGGTAAATACCAGAATTTCAGGTAACATTGTATATGGAACTACTATAGGTATATATATTGGAGTAGTTTCAGGTGCACAATATGGTTCAATTATTGACCACAATTTTATTAGTA